CTATCTTTTTCTGTCATCGTCACATCGTAGTTTGGGTTATCCAAATAGTATGATGGAGCATAAATTCTAATAAAATTAGTAGGGTTTTCAATGACTATGATTTCTCCGGGTTTAATGTTTGAACCGATAAAAGACGAACCCTCAATTATTCCTTGATCAAACGTTATGTTATTTCGATAATTTGTTGGGTTATAAATGTCTGTTGGGTCAGCATCAGTCCATCCTTGTCCTAATGTACTATGTCCGTTAGTGTACGTTAAAGATACCGGACAATAAATACCGCTATTTGAAAAGTCCGCAATTGTATATTGGTCACCGATATAGGCTCTATGAGTGGCTCTTGACTTATCCGTAGACGTATAATATTTAACAGAATTATTTGTAAACGCAGTCCAAGTACTTTGTATGTTAAAATTATTAAAAGGTTTATGATAAATTTTATTATTTTTATTATTTACCACATCTAAAGATTCCGGTGTAATATGACTATTTCTCCACGTAGGTACTGTAACTCCAGGAATAGCCCAAGTAGTTGATGGTGTACCGAAGGCATTATTACTTTGTATTGGTATGTTTAGGTGGTATTGTCCCTTTACGGTTACTGTACCTGTTGGCTGGTTAAACATTCTTGATAAATCATACTCGATTGTTTGTTTTTCGGTGTACGGGTCCGTTCCTCTAGTTAAAAATATAATTTCTTTATCTCCAAATCTATCAAAAAATGTATTAGGAGTTATAGGATATCCTCTACCCACATCCTTCCAAACCTCTAATGGTACTTGTGGTGAATTTAAAATAAATGATGTAGTATTCGTTCCATCAGAATTTAAAACTCTAATGTTTTTTTGTGCGGTTGGATCTAAATTACTAAACAATCCTCCGACAACTATTTTTTCATTATTTAACACTTTTATTGATGATACGTATGAACCGGCATATGAAGTAAAATTACTACCATAGTAAAATGCACCATCTAAAGTACCATCACCTAATAATCTTAGTATTATCAATCTATTTTGACTGTTATACTGTGAAAAATTACCACCAATTATTATTCTACCATCTGGTTGTACCTCAATAGCTCTAACATTTTGTCCGAAACCGATTCCCATTTGTCCATTATTAAATGTGGTGTCTAATGAACCGTTACTATTTAATCTTATTATGCCTGAAATTGGGGTTGTTCCTATTAACCAAGTACTTGAACTTAAACCCACCAATAGTTTACCATTTTGGTCAACTTTAATTGACGAAATATAATTACTACCATCATTAAAAACACAATTAAATGTACTATCCACAGTACCGTTAGTATTATATCGTCTTAATTTAACCGAACCTGCAGTAACATTTCTTGTAACATAAATTTTTTGGTAGTTAGCACTTAGTGGGTTAGTATCTATCTCTATTTTATCTCCATCAGAAAATGATATAACATTAAAAGTATTATCCAATGTACCATTAGGATTTAATCTTACGATATCAGGATTTGCCAATGAAACAACCCCATAATAATCAAACACTCCCGTAACAATAACTTTACCATTCCAAGGCTGTACTTTTACATCATTAACTTTTGGTACGTATGTGTCATTAAAACCACCTGACGAATTACTTAAAAACGTATTATCTAAGTTACCATTTGCATCAAATTTAATAATCCCCATTTGTTGAATACCATTATAATTGTAAAACAGTCCACCAACATATAATTCATCCGAAGAATTTATATCAACAGCATTAACCGTATCATCAAAACCACCTGTAAGTCCACCAGGTTGTGTTAAAGGTATTATATCTCCAGATGTACTATTTACCCTTACTAATCGCCGACTGTATTGAGTTCCGTATTGTAAAAATTCCCCACCTAAAAAAAATGAGGTTTGATTCTGATTAACAGCTATTGACGTAATGAACCCGTTAGGTGTTTTCCCAAAAACCCCATTTGTGCCGTACCCTTTACCCCACCTGAATTTCATACCAGCATTATAAACGTATTGTCCAATGAATGATGCATATATTGGTTGTTGCAAATATTGATTAAAATTATCTAAAGTACCTCCAGTGATTACTTGAAAATATTCAACCCCTCCTTTAAATTTATAGTCTTGTGTTGGTTTTGTAAGTTTTAGTTTTACAGTACTTTGCGAAATACTCTCGGAATTATAGACGGGGTTAATATATGTAATCTGCTTATTTACTAATTGTGTTAAATTATAATCGGAAGTACCTGTAACCGATTTAGTATTAAATTGGTTTTGTGTTAATCCTGTTAAATTTGGATCATTAATGTTAAATATATTATTAAAAGTAACTAAAGACCCCGAACCTCCAATACTAGCAATAGTTCCTGGATCACAAATTAGTATTAATGGTTGATCTTTAATTGGTGTCGATACTTGTTCAACATTTTGAAAATCTTTATTTTTAATGGTTGTGGTTATTACAGATTGGTTTTCAAAATATCTAGCTCTTGAGTTCATCATGTTTAATGTTTGAGCCCAATGAATTGTGTAAGCCTGTGACCCAATCATAGAATCTTGTGATACCCAAGTGGAGATTGGTGTTTTTTGTATTTTACCATTTCCTAATGGTCCAGAATAACCAGCCAATCCTTGATTAACCCCATAATTTAATGTATTCTCAGTAACATCACAACCTTCAGGAAATTCGTTACAATATGATTTATACTTACTATACTCATACGTTTCTTCCCAATTCCATTCACCAACACTATTAACATCAATTAATTGACTTTGGTTAACTCTTTCGTTAGTGTAGTCATTATCAGGATATGAGTTGCTAGGATCTGCTCCTGCCTGTACTGTTTCACAATTACAAGCCTCACAATCAGGATACGCCATCATAGGTAGCGATAGTCTTGGGAATGTTTTTTCCTCTAATTCATTAATTGTTTCAGTATTACATGGTTTAGGATCTCTTCCAAAAAAATCTCTAACCTGATTTAAAAATTCACATATACCATTAATAAAATTATTAATAGCCCTAATAACAACATTAATGATTCTTCTAATTGGTGGGTATATTAAAGCAACAAAGTGATAAATTATCACAATAACAAAAAATATCGGACTTAATATGGTAATTAATAAATTAAAAAGAAAAAATATAAAATCAAAATTTCTTACCCCGTCGTTAACCGGCATTTTATTTGTTGTGGTGTTACAAGTCCTATCGGTAATTTCCTTTATACCCATATGTCTTGCTCTATTATACCCCCACTTCCATCTATCAATAAAATTACTTATTGTATAAACCCTATTAAAATTAAACTCAAAAAACTTATCTTTACAATCTATAGCTTCTTTTATTATTTGATTTCCGAGAGTTGTTCCCGTATCACCGTAGTCTTGCCAATCTAAACTAAACGCGTATGATTTTTTTTGTAAATCAGGATATTGTGGGTTATTTTCTGATTGTGAAGACGTATTCCACCCATATTCTTTTATGTTTGGAACTAAATAATCCGCCCTTATAATCGATGCATTGTTACCATCCTCGTTTTGATATTGTATTCTAAATCTATATTTTGCCTTTGTTGGTATTCCATTGTTAGGGTTATTTGAGAATACTTGATCACCAAACTCATTTGTTGTTACATAGTCCAAGTTCATCGGTACTTCAATTAACCACGTACCTTCATCATCAATCACATTACCCCCTTCAGGTAGTTTATATTGTTCCAATATAGGGTACCCTAAACTGTCTGTATAAATTGTTTGTCTAATTGCTAATATTTTTCCGGGAGCACTTACTAAGTCACAAAGATTACCACTATCAAGTTTTGGTTTACAATTAGCACCCAAAGAACCTTCCTCTGTTGTTGATATCATCGACCCCATAAAAATTGCCTGAGGCTCTATTTTAATACCTAAGTCTCTAATGTCAAAATCAACCCTTGTAATTCCTACGTTACAAATTTCATCTTCACCCCAAAATGATGTTACTTCAATGTCTTTTTTAGAATTAATAATTTGAGGTAACGATTCTATGTCGGTTGATGATTTGAACTCAGATCCATTAAATTGTGACTCCACACCCATACCCATTCGTATCAAATCCGAAGGTCTAAGTGAGAAACAACCAATGTTAGATAAATCCATATCCATTACAATTGTTTGCATACCTAATGGTACGCCAACAATCATAAAGTCACCACTATCGTTTGTTCTTACAGTATATTTATAATATTTTTCATAAATTTCTAATACTTCTTTTCTTTCTAAAATATCCTGTATGTCGGGAAATGTTCCTGTTGGTGTGTGTCCTCCATATTCTTTTTTGTATGGTAATAAATTATACCTATACCCATCTTCGTTTTTTTGATCAACCCTCTTATATGGGTATAATGTGGATATAATAGGATCGTTTTCGTCTTGAGAAGAAAGAGGAACAAATATAGAAACCGAAACGTTAGGGACACCGTAACCACCATTTGCAATTACTCTACCAGCAACTACACCATAATCGGCACAAAATCTTGTATATACGTCTTCTTGTTTAAGTTTTAAAGATAAGATTTCAATCATATCGAAATCTTGTTCAATTTGTAATCTTACTTCTCTATCTTGTCCTACTTTAGTTCTAAATCTATAGTTTTTAGTCATACTTCCCTTTGTTGATAAATAGTTATTTTGGTATTTTAATAGTAGTTATGTTTACACCAAAATAAATAATCTTATCCAAAGTCTACTGTAGTAAGATTTTTAACCCTAACTTTAATGTCTTTGTTTGGAAATCTAACTTGATAAATTTGATCAGGTTCAGCAAAAATTGTTTCATCAATAAGTTCAATCTGTTTTGTTTGTTTATCTATATATCTTTGTGATGTTTCAGATGATGAGTATTGCCCACCAACTTTATTATAGACTCTAATTTCTGATAACGTATTTACCCCCGATATGTTTTGAATGTTTCTTTTCATATCTGATATGTTAACATTTTGCCCCAACTCTCTCGATTGTGGTGACATATATGTATTAAGATTATCAATTATTTGGGTTATTACTTCTGATTGTGATCCGGCGTTATCTAACACAACAAAAACCTCAAATTCTAAGTCGATGACTTTAGCCACTTCAATTGATATATAATCATTTATCATTCTGTATTTTGATAAGTAAGTCGCTAAATTAGTTTTCAAGTTGTTAGATACGGTTTGTGTTAAAACCCCTGTTTGATCATATGATAATATTTTAATAGCAATTTTATTATCAACTTCACTTATAGAGACTTTAGCCGGTGCCCCAAAATTTCCAGGCATCGTATCTATCAAAGACTTATAATCATTAATTGTTACTGCTCGTTTTTGTGCAGCAAAGTTAAAACTTACCATATTTCTAACCTCTTCAACTGTTGGTTGGTTTGCTCCTCCAATCGCTGCGGTAATATTATTTACCTGTAACGATTGTACGGTATTTTTATTAAATTGATCCGAAGGTCCGTTAACCGAAAAATCAACGGTACCCACTTGGGTTATTGCACCAACACCAATATTTGACGCCAATCCTCCACCAATTCTATATTGTACGAATAATGTTGTGTTTGGTGTTACTGTTAATCCTAAACCAATATTATTTTGATAGTTTGATAATTTTAATGGTATACCTGTAGTTGTAAAATTTTTAAGTTGTTGTTCGGGTGTTGTTGTTCCAGCACCAAATTGTACTTTTAAAAACCCTTCGGGAGTATATTCAGTAATAAATCGATTATCCGTTCTAAGGTATTTACCAACCTTAACCCCTGTACTGTCGATTGGTTTTGTTGGGTCTTCAATAAATACCGTATCTTCAACTAAAGCATCCACTTCATACCATCTGTTGGTTTCACTATTAAATTCGGAATATGTTGGTGTGTTTTGGTAGGACGTTCCGTCTTTTTGTATTATTGATGATATCCCTAATACGTTCTTTTCAGGTAAAAAGAAATTATAAAAAGGTATTACATCAGAACTATTAATTACTTTTTTAAATGTCTTTGTTGTCCCATTAACTACAACTTCTCGTTTTGTTATTAAGTAACTATCTAACCCATTATTCTGATTGAAGATTGGTTTTTTAGTTCTATTAATAAACCCTTCTCTATTAAATTGACTTGAGAAGTCAATGTCATATAACGTTTCAAATGTGGTTCCTCCTCCGTTAAATTGAGCACCTGCCCTTAATAATCCTAAATATCTAACATCCTCAGCATCTCCAAGTGGTGGAACTGTTATGGAAATGTCAACAATAGCAACTGAAGGACGGTATCCAGGAACTTTTAACCCATAAGTTCTTGCAATATTAAATACTGATGATCGTTGTTGTGCGTATTGTAATACGGTTTCTTGTACACTTCTGTCTATATTAAAATTTAAATTATCCGCAACCGCGGCATTTAAATCCATTAACACAGAGAACACAGACGCATCATTAAAATTCTGTATTAGTTCAGGGTAATACTGTTGTGTGAAGTTTATAAGATCACGTCTTATTCCTTCAAAATCTCTTTCAGTATATGATATTTTTTTATTTGCCATAATCTTATAAATTTATAATAACAAACTCTTTTGATCCAAACGGATTATTATCATCTGTATATTCAATTTTAACCTTTGCGGTATATTCCTCAGTATTTGCTCCAGGTACTCTATATATTGGTATATCAAATTGTTCTGAAGATAATTCACCTAAAGATGGTTCAGAATCTACATACGCTTCGATTGTAATATTTTCGATAGTTAGGTTGGGTATATATTTATTAACCGCTTCTTCAATTTCACTTTTAATTGTGTCAAATGTTTGCCCGTCTAATGGTTCAAAAATAAACTCATATAGTCTTGTTCCGAAATCGGGTAAGTAATACCTATAACCACGTCTTGTTAATAATAAGTGTATTAAATTACTTCGTATTTCGTCACCAGAAGTTTCTGTTAAATTAACATAATCACCTTTCTGACTTTGTCTAAAGGGGAATGCTAAACCATATGTAATTCCATCTGCCATATTAATAAATATAATGTTGTGAATTTTCTAATAAATAGATATAAAATAAAAAATCACGACATAGTGTCGTGATTTCTGTCGCGATTATTTAATAACCACATTTCCTCTTTCGTGTCTTGGTTCATATGGACATTTTAAACATCCATTACCACAACAACTTCCTCTACGTTTATGATACTCTTCAGTCATTACCATTCTACCGTCTTTATCATAATAAAAGTCTGTAGGAAGGAGTTTAGGTTTAATAAACTCCTTCACATATAACTCTTGTACCCAATCTTTAGATGCTCCTACATTCATTTTAATTAGTTTTTCTTTGGTTATAAAACGCTAACAATACTTGGTATGTTAGCGTCGTATTGTTTCCCCATTGTAGTTTCATAATATTTTTAAAGTTTTTTCAATTTCACTTATTTTATTATTTACACTAAATAATTGTTCTTCAACAAATTTCAACTCATTACCACTTCTTTTTTTAATTTGATTTTTATAACCTTCTTTAAACATATTTAAAGAATCTAACTCCTTTTTCAAAACATCTTTGCTATAATTTTCCATAATTTTATTTTTTTATTTTTTTATTTTTTATTTTCAACCACTAATTTACATACATTATAAAATTCTTCGTAAGATAAGTCTCTCTTCATAATGTTAACGTTTTTATGAACCCAAACAACATTAGATTCTTCATAACCAATTTTACTATCAACCCTTTCTAAGGATGCGGAACCATCATCAAAATTAATTGGTAAACCAGTATAAAAACAGTTACCATTTTGTTTTTCATATAATTCTGATAAAAATTTTATATCTATATTAACATTTATATTTCTATTTTTTGCCCCTTTAATGATTCTTGATAATTTTTTTCCTGGTACTTTACCACAACCTTTCCAAGCGGGGTTCAATTCTTTACGTCTTGACTGTGTACATAGTTTACATCCCTTACTCGTACCCTTTAATAATGTATAACAAGCAACGTTATGTATATCTCCACAATCGCAAACACAAAAAACTTTAGCCTCACCATCCATAATGACATCACCATCAATTACTTTATATTTACCGAATCTTTGTCCTTTCTCAAATAAATCAAAATATTTCGTTACACCCTTTTTTCCCATATATATAAATATACCGAATAGTGAAAAAATATAAATAACTCACTATTCGGTAATACTTTTTATTTTAAACAATTTCACATTGGTTTCCAGAACACGCAGCTTCTCCTCGTAGGTCGGTGTTATCTTGCAACTCAATTACTTTTGTAAGATCAACATTTTTTAAAGTTATTAGTAATTTTTCATATTCTTCTTTAGTACAATCTTCATAAGGTGACTGCTTATAGGTATGGTTAGAATAGGGTAACACAGAAAGTCCATTATAAAAATCTCTATTGTTCCACATCCATTCACCAACTAAATCCCACTCATCTTCTTTAATTGAAACCGTTGCAGATACGTTGTGAGAGTTTTGCCCATTTCTATGTCCAGGTTTAATCCATTCTTGAGATACTTTTTTAATTCTTTCTAACATTTGGAATACAGGCTCATGTCTTATAATAGCCCCTTCTGGTGCTTTTTGTGGTATACCAATAACTGCAGTATCGTGAGGACGGAAAAACTCATCTTCAATCAACTCAGGGTGATTAATCGCCAAGTACGAATAGATTGATTCATTTTTACCAACACGGATTCTTCTTAAATAGAAATCATTATGCCAAGCATGAATACCT